GGATCTGGTACATCTGACACCAGACATCCTTATGACTTGTACAAACCTGAGAAGAAGGAGTACTACAGACAGCTTGAGCTACCCCTTAAACTCGCTAAGATGAAGAAGAGGACTAACAACAATGTCAACGAAACCTAACAAAAAGAATAAACGTGATGGTTTAATGATAGCCATGGATCCTGACGCATCTATAATGAGAATGGTAACTGAAAAAGGTTTCTTTTTAGATGGTCAGGGTGGAGCTTACATGCAGAGTGGAGGTAGGTTCTTTGATGCTGGGCGTTACAACCCTGCTGTACATGGATTAACTGTGCCTCTTGTTAAGAAACAAAGAAAGAAACTACAGATAGGTACTGCGTAATGGCTGTAAAGAAAAAGAATGTCAGTCTCAAGATGGGAAAACATAAGTCCCGTACTGGTGGACTGACAGCAGCCGGTAGGAAAAAATACAATGCAGCTACCGGCTCTAACCTCAAGGCTCCTCAGCCCGGAGGTGGTCCACGTAAACGCTCATTCTGTGCTAGGATGAAGGGTGTAAAAGGACCAATGAAAAAACCAAACGGCAAGCCTACACGTAAGGCTCTTGCCCTTCGTAAATGGAAATGCTAATGGCTAAAACATATGATGAAGATGGAACAGAGACAGGTTCTATCTCTGAAAGACAACAGAAGAAGAAAAAGAATCCTCTACTGGATCCTATCGAGAAGCGTTTACTCAGAAAAGATAACGTCGCACCAGCGTCCAAGTTTATTAAACGCCAAGACAGATTGAAAAAATTATTAGAGAATATGTAATGGCAAAGCGTGGTTTATATGCAAACATTCACGCCAAGAGAAAGCGGATCGCCGCTGGCTCTGGCGAGAAGATGAGAAAGGTGGGTTCTAAGGGCGCTCCCACCGCCGCTGCTTTTAGAAAGTCAGCG